AAACCGCTGCTTTGCCCACTCGTGCCAAGTCTCCGGCGTATAGCTGAATCCTTCCGGCTTCACTTTGTCCGCTATCAGATGCAAAAGTAACCAGTACCGCGCATTAGCCGGGTTGCTGCGCCGTTTTTTGCGCCCACACTTCGGGCAGCGGGTTACTTCGGGTTTCATGCCGCCATCCAATAACGATTCTCAAACGCCCACACGATGTATTTCTTCAGCGCCTTTGCGTGGGCTTCCGCGTACCCGTCGCGCCCTAGATTCTTGCGTGTGAACAGCGCGTGGCAAGCGACACAGCCGGGAACGGCGAGGGCATCGTGCGACTTGTGGCCGACTCCGCGCCCGTCCTCAAGCATGTCTGAATGACACCCGACCACATCACCGAAGCACTGTTCTGCAAGCTGCAACATGCAGGGCGCTTGGTGGTGTATGTCGAGCATCTTTCGGCTGCGATGGGTCATGCTGCTTTCAAAATCTTCCGAGTCATTGCGTGAACTTGCTTATGATGCGCGGGGCATAGCCAGATAACGTCAAGCGGCTGGTTGTAATCTGGATGATGAGCCTCCGCATCGTCGCCACAAACTATGCACGGCATTGGCAATATCTTTCCAGACTTGACGGCTTTCGATACCAATTGATGCGCTCTATTTTTGAGCGGATTTTTCCTGCGGTATTCGCGCAAATACTCTGCACCCTGCCGGTTGCCACGCGCCCTGTCGTAAGCACGGTAATGCTCAATCCTCGCCGCCCGAGTGTTGGTCGCATCTTTCTTCGTGCATTCCTTACATTTGTTAAGATGGCCGTCGCCCATCTGCGGATGCGGATAAAACTCGGACAAGGGTTTTTCGGCCAAGCATTTAAAACAACGCTTCATACTGACCGCCACAAGCCGCAACCGTATGGATTGGCGAAAGGAATGTCCCCTGCTGCGTCATCGAATCCCGCGTCTTTCTTGGCCGCAGTCTTTGCCGCGCCTTCTTTCGGCTTCGGCTCGTAGAGAGAAATCCAGCCGTCCCAATTAACCGGGATGCTTTCAATCTTGATGTTCATTCCCTTGTCGCCTTCAAAGACAACGCCCATCTTTTGATAGCGTTTCTTTTCCTCGCCACCCTGCACGTAGCGGATTGTTGCAACTGCGTCGTAAATAACTTTAGCCATTCTATGCCGCCTTTCTGGTCATTAATTGCTCAATCATTGCGTCCACTTCGGACAGGAATTTGACTACTTCTGCTTCGATTTCCTTGATGCGCTTATCGTCTCGCTCGAATCGAACGCAAAGCATTTGCAGGTCTTTCGGAAGGCGCGGGTCGAAGCTGACGAAATCGCACCAAGCCCGTTCGGTGCAAGCCATCTGCCAGAGCATTTGCAGTTGGTATTTGCTCGGCGCGACACCGGCCAGCAGGTAATCAAGGTGCGTCGCCGTTTTAGGGCATTTAATCTCTATCAGACCATCGCCAACCAAGCCATCAGGAGAGGATGCGCCGCGTTCTATAGATGGATGAAGGACTAGACCGCACTGATCGACCATAAGCCCGTATTTGGTCTCATAAGCGGCCCTGGCGAACGGCTCCGTATCGGTTCCGTGCTGCATGGCTTGATTGACGAATACGTCATCCTGCGGCTTGCCGGTCATTATCTCGGCCACTATCTGCGCCCGATAATCACGCCTTGCGGCGGCTTCGCCAGTTTTCAGCTTCGCCATTACATCGGCAATGCGGGAAGCCGTTACCATTCCGGCGCGGGAAGCCAGCCATTCAGCGGAACCTTGCGGAAAGTCGATAATATTCATTTTTTGGTCAGCGCCTTTTTACGCTCGTCCTTGCGTTTGATGATGCTCGCCATAGCGTTCTTGTCCTGCGCTGTCTCAGCGGCCTTGTACGCAGCCGTGAATTGCTTTTGCAGGTCGTCAATGGCAGCAGCCCCGTCGATAGCGGCCAAGTAATCCGCTAGAACCGTGTCAGGCATTGCGTCCGGTTCATACGCGCGGCTTTCTTCATCCTCGCCCGTCTCAATCTCAAACAATTTAAGGACGGCGTACTTTTTGGCGTAGCTGAGAGCCTTACCGGGGGCTTTGTCCGCGTTATCCATCGCATGAGCTTGGATGCGGATTGAAATACGATCTTCCGGATTGTCGATGCTGACAAAGTGAAAGTCATAGGTCGCCTCGTAGCGAAACTGTTTAGCTTCCGGCTCTTTCGGCATGGCGGCGCTATCGACTAAAGACGGATAGCAGACGATTCCGGCGTCAATCATGTGCTGGCGAACCATCGCCGTTACCATGTCATGCGTCACGGCTTTGTAACTGCCGCGCCCCGTGTCCACATCCTTATCCTTCTTGATGTAGTCAATCTTCTGGCGTACTGCGTTCACGCGCTGGTAAATGTTCAATGTGGCCTCCATCACTTCGCCCCCCGTTTGATTTCGATGGTTCCATCCAAATATCCCGCCAGAAAGCAAGTTGACGAGACAATCGAAACAATCAGCGCCACATGGATGATTACTTCGCGGAAGGTTCTCATCGCGTCACCTGTGAAATGTAAGAAACGAGCGCCAAGTCGATAACCAGCGAGATAGCCAGCAAAGCGCCCACAATCCGCTCGCGGGTAACCTGCCAGTGCTTCATATCGCGCATGTGCAGAATCATTTGTCCTCCACAATTTTGATGATGCGTTCAAGAGAACTGCGAAGCTCCATGTTTTTCTTTTCAAGCAATTCGTTCGCCGCCCGTAGCTCTCTGTTCTCCTGCTTCAGATTGCTAACCTCACGCAACAGGTCGGCGTATTCGTTCATGATTGATTGGGAGGTCACGCTGCGCTCCGAATATCAGCAGCCCGCTCCCGATCATCCGCGCGCTTGTGTTCGTCCGTGGCCGGTTCGCCAAAGTCGTACTCCCTGAATACCTGCATCAGCCGTGCGCCGAGTTCGCGGGAGTCAGAATCGCGGACGGCTTCCAGAAGTTCGCAACGCTGTGTGTGCGTCATGTCTGCAAGGCACTCGTCAAATTCGTCGAGGGTGAGGGTGTGAAATTCGGTCATTGCGGCTCCTTCAGTGCGGCGCGGGCGCGTTTACCTGCGCGATAAATTCCAAGCGCGTTGTCATGGTCAGACCATTCTTCGGAGGGGATATCAAAGTCATCCATGAACTCTCCGCATGGCGGGTCTGACATGAACGAAATTGCGAAGTACGTATCGGGATGCGCGTAAAACTCCAACGCCTCCTTCAACCGCTCGTTCTCCATTCTCAATTTGTCGATTCGCATCTCCATGGCGGCTCCTAGGCGGCTTGTGAGGCAGTTAAAAGGCTTCCCCATTGGTGGGCCATTGCGTCGGCGACGCCTTGATACGTCTCGCTGCGAAGCTTCCAACGGTCATCGGATGGGGGAAGATGGTCTAATCGGTTAAGGCTGCGTTTGGACTGACCGGGTTGCAGTTCAGGTAATGCAACCAAATTTGTGCTAACGAGCGACGGCAAATTCCTTAACCATAAACACGTCGTTTTGCGCTCTGGATGACCAAACATATGCGGCTGAATGATCTGATCCGGCTTGCGCCACAGCGAAGAAATCACGCATACGGGGTTCTCGATGGCAATGCGCGGTATGTCGCACTTCCAAAGCCCGATGAAGAACGACGCGCTTGCTTGTTGCGCGCCTTCCATGCGCTTCTTCGCAAACCACGCGGCGCCCGATACCGCAAGGTGAGTGCAGGGCGGATGGGCAATCATCAAGTCCCACGGATAATCCAGAACGTCGCGCACGTCGCCCTGATAATGCGGGCCAGATTTTTCGGTCGGTAGCAAGTCGCACGACATGGCCTCATGCCCGCGAGCGATAAACGCATCGCGCACCACGCCGGAAAACTCGCAGGCAACAAGAACGCGCATGATTAAATCGCGGCCTCGTTCGTCAGCGTCATAACGATCAGGTTCAGCGGAACGAACGGATGCTTGTGCGTGATCGACGCAACGCCGCGCTGGTCGTAGGTCACACGATGCACTTGGCCGCGACCGTTCTTGACCGCAACCGCGATAATTCCGCGCTCCGGATGTTTGTCGGCCTTGCGCGCATCGAGCGTTGCTTGCTGGATTTGCTTAATCATTTGCATTGCGTTCATCTGCGTTCCCCTGTGTGTGTTGAGCGAGTGAGTGCAAGTATCGGCTTACCGATATTAGATGTCAAGCGGTATGCCAATATTTTTTTTTCAAGGGTGGGGGTTTCGTGCAGAAAAACGCAGGAAAATGGGGCGGATTAAACCCTTTTATGAAGGGTTTTTAAAAACTAATTGTACGAATTACCGGTCAGGGTGAGCCGGTGGGCGCTTTGGGTCGTCGGTGGCATCTTCTAGCCACGATCTTGCCGATGACAGCAACCGCTTTTGATCGCGGGGCAGCAACCTGGTGTAGACGGTCACAAGCTCCGTCTGCTCGTCTGTAAGCGCGTTTTTGTCTATCTTGTAGGGCTTTCCGTGCCATATATCGCGGGGATCGCATCGCAGCGCAGCAGCAAGGCCGATGAGGGTGGCGGCCTCCATCTCTTTGGGTTCGCCGCGTTCGATCTCTGACACGTTAGGCTGGCTAATCCCGGCGTTTTTGGCCAGATCGACCTGACTTAGGCCCAGTGCCTTGCGCCTTTCGCGCACAAAAGCGCCCATTTCCTGCAACCGTTTCGTCATGAGGAATTGTCCCCTGTCGGGCTATCGGTATGCCGCTTGACAAGCGAAATCGGTATGCCGATAATCGGCGCATGACTCCTGATGACCTCATTTCTCACTTTGGCACGCAAACGACTGCCGCGAAGGCGATTGGCTTCGGGCAATCCACCATATCTGAATGGAAAACGGCGGGGCATATCCCGTTGGAATCGCAGATAAAAATCGAATTAATCACCCGAGGGGCGCTGAAGGCGGATTTGCCTAAGTCCCTGCGGAGCGCGGCATGACGATGGCCAATTTGTCCGCATCCGTCTATCAGACACGAAGCCGTAAAAGCAAAGGCGATGCAATGATCTTCGCTCGTTCCCTGCGAGCGCAACCCCGCGCGAATCCCTCCCCGCGTGGCGGTTCCTGCGGGCAGAACATCGCCCGCTTTTTTATTCCGTTGACTCATGCGAAAAATTTTTGCGCATTTGAGTCTCTCAAGTCCACACAACGTAGTTGCTGACCACTGAGAACCAAAGGATGAACACTCAAATCGCATTACCGGTAATCGTTCGCCCCGAGGAAGTCGCCCGCAAGCATTCTCTTGGCGGCGCAATCGAACTGTGCGCGGAGTTGGCGAACTATGAGCTAGACAAGACGCTGCAAATTGCGATGGAAGTAGACAAGGCGCAATTCTCGCGCTGGCTGTCGGGCACCGAGGGAATCATCTGGCCGAAGCTCGTCAAGCTGATGGACTTCTGCGGAAACGATGCGCCGATTCTGTGGATGCTTCACCAGCGCGGCTATGACCTCAATAGCATTCGCAAGCGCGAATCAGAAACGCAGACGGCATTGCGGATTAAGACTGAAGAACTCGAAAAATTGCAGGAAGAAAATCGCATCCTGCGTAGCGTAATCAATGGGAGGGAGTAATGCTGACCGCCGAAGAACTGCTGCGCCGCCCTAAGCCTTTCTACACATCCGCGAGGGCAAAGCCTACGCCGAAAAACGGCACATCCGCGCGGGTATGGGCGTGTTTCGAGTTGCATCCTAACGGACTGTTCACGGCTGACATTGCCCGGATGACTGGCATCGAGTGCAAGAAAGTTTCGTGCGCGGTTTCAGACTTCCGCGAAAAGCTTGAAGTCGTGGGAACGAAAGGGCTTGCGAAGAAGTGGGCCGTGAAAGGTCGGCGTTGACCCGTTACGCAAAACGAGTAGACGCCAATCACGGACTCATCCGCGCTGAGTTTCGACGCCTGATCGGCACTGAGAACGTTATCGACACCAGCAAGGCGGGATTCGGGCTTGGCGATCTCATCATTACCTACGGCGGCGAGATTATGTTGATCGAGATAAAGACCGCTACAGGAAAGCTCACAAAGGCGCAGGAGCGCAGCAAATTGCCGCAAAGGCTAGTCCGTAACGTCGAGGACGCGCGTGCGTCTGTGGACGTTTTAGTGCAGAACTGGCACGACATTACCAACAGTCGTATTAAGAGATTGCGGGAGGGGAAATAGTGGCAAGAGCTAGAAACATTAAACCGGGCTTTTTCACTAACGATATTTTGGGTGAACTCGACCCGCTCGCGCGCCTTTTGTTTGCCGGTTTGTGGTGTCACGCAGACCGCTCTGGACGTTTGGAAGATCGTCCAAAAAGACTCAAAGCAGAGATTTTGCCGTATGACGAGTGCGACGTTAACGGGCTAATACAGTG